TCCAAGTTGGTACTGTCAACCCTTTGTCTTCCATATCTTGGATCTTATTATCCAGTTGCTCTAATTCATCCTCTAAGTCTGCGTCATTGTGGTGTATGTGGATGTGTAGAGCCATATCAACCCGCCATAGTAAATAAGAAGTGGATAAAGTAAATTATAGAAATAACTACCAGGATGCTTCCCATGGCACACTCAGAATCTCCTGACCCGAGCTGAATAGTCTCGTGGCGTAGACCTACCTGTATGCAAACGAACCCAAAGATAAAACAAACACCAGCTACAAGATGATGCAGCTCAACATCCATGGTTAGTCCTCACTTGGTAATATTGGTTCTGGGTAGCATCGGCAGTTTGGAAGTGTTCCTGCGTGACCGGTCATACCATCAAGTGTGGGTGGGTCGTCCCACGCTACTACTTTTCCCTGCATCTTCTTGTGACTATGCCTTACGTCTCCGTCTTGGCTAGTGCGCCATATATAGTGCGTGGATCCAATATATTCCGCTCTTGCTTGGGTAAGAGTGGAGGCTGTTCTGGCTACCTCAGTGCGAGCTATACAAATTGCCTTGGATGCTGATACCTGATTCTGGCGCATGATCTCTTTTGCTATATCACCGGCACGTTGTCCCTCAGTAATCCCATTTAGCGTTAGCTCATGGACGCGCTTGGCTGCATCCAATGGGATTGATGTAATGAGGTCTACCTGTAATGTCAGTAACTCCTGCGTACGCTGACCTATGGGGGTATCTTGTAGCTCTTTTCGGAGTTCCCTGCCCATGACCTTACCAAGATTCCACCACGCCCGCTCATCGCTCTGTGAGACTTGGGAAATCATCCTTGATTCAACTCCTCTACGTTATCCACAATACCATCTGGTGCCATGTGGCGTATAAAGGAATCTATCTGTCTAACCACCTGTCGTAAGTTACGCAGATACTCTAGCTCTAAGTTGTGAGCCTTCTGGAACCGTTCCTTAGCAAACTTGGCTTGTGACCTATAGGAGCCTACGGCGTCCGCGGTCTTTTGATTTCGACTTTGGCTTAGGTTTGTCTTTGGCACTCTCTTCTCCATTCCCCTTTACCGTTTCGGATTGCTCATTACCTGGATCATCTGGTGCGTCCCCACCTTCGCCCATGCCCATTTCAATCGGTGGTAATACTTCATCCTCTGCCGCCTCTATATCCTCATCCGTGATGTTTGAGAAGATGCCGGTGATCTGGCTAGACTGGCGTAATTCCATCATTGAAGCTTTCGGAGATAAGAGGCCACCGTCTTTCGCTTTCATTACCGCATCTACAGTGTCGTTGGCTACTCCGGCTTTCTTCTCATCATCCAGTTGCCACAGTGGGTTAAATTGAAGCTTAAAACCCTGCGGTACTTTAATCCCTTCTGATGCTGCGATGCATCTATAAATCTTGGTGACTGGGATCAGTAAAGAAGTATTCTGTTTCTGGAGTATTCCGTCATAGTAGGTTCGCAGGTCAGACTCACCAGTGGAATTAAGTCCTGCTGGTGATTGTCCAAAAAGCCTGACAAGTGGAATCTGTAGTGCGCCTGATAGTTGCTGCCCGAACTGAAGTAGCACGTCAGACAGCCCACTGAATGCTTGATGCTGGACTCCCTCAAACTCATCCTCCGTATCCATGATAGTAACGCCCTCGATCCCTTGGAACCGGCGCATCATATTCATGTAAGCAGTTAAGCCTTGTAGTGCTTTCCCACCCTGCGCAACTAATGAGCGCATGTCCTTAATCTTGTAAGTGCGGATGTATGCTTTATAAACTAACTGGGCAGCTCCCATTGAAGCACTATCAAAAGCAATAAGACGATCATAGAGTCTTTCCAGTACTGAGATACCCCACAGGTTCTCCATAAGCTTTTGCCAGTAAGGTAACTCTTCCCCTTCCATCCGAACTACCCGGCTATAGTGGATCTTCTGGTTAGCGAGTCCTGGAGCCATTGCAGTTACGTGGTAGAACTTTGGCAACCCCATTTCTGGTCCCATCTCGGTAACCAGATCATTGAGTGATGGCTCAACCATCCAACGATCTAGCGTAAGTAATCCACGAAACTGACCTTTACGAACCGTCTCTATACGAAACGGAGTCGACATATCCTGACCATCTATTAGCAATACTGCTAATGCGCCACCGTACAATCTATCCCAGCGTATTGTCCTACCGAGTATTGGCCATATCTTCAATGCTGTTGCGGCTTCCTCAATCGTTTCTATTTCATCTGGCTTCATCTGAGACTTAATGAGTACGCCTGCGCGGGTCATATCATCGGACACTACATTGATGGCCACCCCGCCCAACCAAGATCCACGATGTATCCACTCAAGTAAGGTGCGGTTGCGAGTTATCGGGTTGAAACCATAGGTCCCGGAACTGAGCGGGTTGTCGGTGCCAACGCCCATGTTCATCGAATAATTCACAAACGAATCCCAGGTCTTTACTGACAGTCCGTCCTTATCCGCAGCTTTGGCTACCTTATCACGGGCGGCTGAGTCTTTAGTCAGGGCAGAACTTGCTGCGCGCTGTATACTTTTTTTAGCAGTCATCCTTACCCCAAATTTGTGTAGAAAATGCTTGCATATTTAATAAACTTTATATATAATGTTTCTACGGTTGCAGAGCAGCGCACCCAAAATGTCGGCCACGGGCAACAGTGGCACAGTATCCTACTAAACAGGAGTCCTACCATGAAACATCTTCATACTCTGTACCCATCAATTATTGATTACGCACAATCCAAAGGTTCATCTGCCAAAACAAAAAATGGAGCTAGAAAGTTTCTACTTGCTAACCTAGGTACTTCAGTTTTTCACTTCAATAACACTCTACAGCAGAGGTTAGAGCGCCAGACCATTCAACAGAAGTACAAACAGACGCGCAGTAATAAAACAACCGATGGTAGAGCCATGGCTCTCGGTTACCCACTAACCTCACCGCAGTGGGATATGTGGGTCGAGGCAGAGCGTGAGAACCGTGCTTACGATCTGTTTGCTCGCACGCAGCCGGCACGTACACATTATGGTGAGATTGTAGCAGTGTGTGTAGATACCCCTAGATACAACCTAGAATGGAAACAGTCTCTTGATATAATGCGCTTAACGACCCTCATTCCAGAAACCTATGACACAATAAAATTTGATAGGAAGTCACGGGCTTCTGGCTCTGCTACCCACCGGGAGTTGTACGATTTTGATGGAGAATCGTCAGTAGTTCTGGTGCGCACCACCGAAGGTACTAAATATGGCGTAAAGACTACCAGCAAAACATATTACCTACTAACCGCGTCAACTGCCACAGAGATTAAACTCAACGTGGCGCACCTTGCAAAAGGCGGTTTTCCTTTCGGGTACATTATCGCAAAAGCCAACGGTGATATTTAATCCTACTTATTAGCCAGCCTTGTTATCTTGGCTGGCTAATTTTTTGCCCACCGCGTTAGAAAATGCCAAGGCTGCATTCCAGTCATCCGGACTATCTGTGGCTATCGGTACATAATCCTGCTCATCTTCACACCACTCAGTAAGTATCGGCTCAGACATGTTGCTGTAATCCTGCAAAAACGATAGGGTTGATATAGGTACGTAAAGATTCCGCAGGTTTGTTGCCGAGTTTCCTAGCTACCGCAGTCGCGACTTTAAGTTTGATCATGTTCAGTTCCTTTTCGGTGCTTGGTATTGGTGGTACTAACTTTTTTATTTCTGAGCTGGCAGTCTGAGTAGCTACTACGCTGCGGATGTCATGTACTTTTTCTCCACCTAATTTCTTCCACTCATCACGCAGTTTATTATCACTAACATTAAAAATACGCTCTTCGGGTTTCTTGCCGGACACCATTTTAGCTATGACCGGATCGTTATAGCTATGTTGTTGACGCACACCTTCTTTCCCGATGAAATCGAAATGAACTGTATCCCCGTCTACCTTTACATGTTTTCCAAGTAATGTTGATGCACCATACGCTTGTTGTCTGGCTCCTGTATCAGTTGTGCTTCCAACTCTAAATCCTGTTTGGGTTATCAGGTAAAGACATTTAGCACTTTCTACATTCTGTTCGGCTTGCTTTTTTAGAATGCCTACTATAGCCCCCATTTTTGGTATCAGATTACTGGTTATGCGTTGTTGTTTTTCAGCTATCTTACCTTCGCGGTACGCGCTATCCTCAAGCCTCTGCCGTCTGCCTTTGGCATCAGTGCCGGAAGCTATTATGCCTTTATCATTATTTTTACCATGATACGTAACATTAGACCAAGCTGGTGGAATTGACACCCCATCAGATTTTGCTGAGATAAACGCCTTGCGGTCTGTCTCAGACTTCCCGGCTATATTTTTTTCAAATGTTTCTTTAGCCTTTTGTTCCTTTGCCCCGACTATCTTACTACCTGAAGAGCCTCCACCAACACCAAACTCACCATTAGAAGCCCGTGGGTGCTCTGATTCTTTAAATTCAGGGGTATCATGGAAATAGATGTGGATATGTTTAGCCATTTACTTTTTCTCCTAAGAGTAATTTATTCGTTTCCCTACCCCGGTGAATTAGCTAATGCTTCCCATACGCCCATGTTACCGCGTCTCTGTATGAATCCATCTAATCCATATCGTACGGCGTCAAATATATGGTTGTGCTTATCCAAGATAATTGGAAGCACCTCTCCAGTTTTTGGATCCTTCTTGTAGCTGTACATCTTGGATTCGTCAATAGCGTGCTTGCAACGGGGATGAATTACTATCTTTCTGAATCCACGCAGATGGGCTATTCCGTCTTCTACACTACCCGGCCATTTATCAGCCGCACTAATACGAAACCCTTGACGTGCTAAGTAGCTGATAGTCTCCGGTCTACTATTGTCTGACTTAATGGGCCACTTGCGAGCATCAGGTACTGAGTCGAAGAACTCGGGTAGGTCATCTAATTCAACCCCGCGCCCGTAGGCTTCGTGGGTTATGTAAAGTGCTCGGTCTTCTATGAAGAACCTTATTAACGTAGCCGGGTCTTGTGCGAATCCATGATCATTACCGAAGTACAGTCTACCGGAGCTGAGTTCCCACATCTTCTCGTCAAATTCTTCAACCACGCACTTATCTCGTAGTATTAAATTCTCATGGATGGTCTTAAACTCACCTAACCATATGTGGTCGTAGTTACTCTGCGCCTGTTTACGCTCTGCCTCGTTCTCTGCTTCACTAATTAAGCTAAGGTAATACTGCCGCTCTTCCTCCAGTACCTTTGGGAAATGTGGATTGCTGTCGTAGTTAAGCTTATGGATTATGGATCCAGGTATTGGCTTAACTACGAATCGTTTATAGACTGGGTCTGAAGCATCTTCCGGGTTAAATGATGCCCATATCTCTGATGGATGGGAGCCACCATACGTAATGCAGTTATCTTTACGTATGGTTGGTACTAAGAAGTCCCATGAAGCCGAACTCACATTTTTGGCTTCTTCCACCCAGCATATATCTACATCTTCGTATGACTTAATGTCCTCCGCAGCCGCTTCACGCAAGCCACGATATTTAATCATAGCCCCACACTTACTCGCTATGTAAGTCTTGGTTACGTGGAACCATCCCTGCATCCCCAACCGCACTATTGTTTGCACTAGTATCCGGTGGACTGATTCCTCAATACTGTTCTGGGTCTCACGAGTGCAGAGTACCCGTATCGGATGCTTTGCACAGAGACGTATTATAGCCTCTGCAAAACTCCAACTCTTAACCCCACCTCGACCCCCGTAGTAAATCTTATAACGGGCTGGCCTCATTAAGTCACTAGCCGGGTGGTTAGGGTCTAGTACTAAACTTGTGCTCCCAACCCGCTCAGTGGAACTTGGTGGTAGGAGCAGGTGGCGTTCCCGGAGTACTGCTTGTCTGCGGCCCCTCTCCGCCAAAGCTAAGGCCAATACCAGTTTCGGCGGAAGCGTTTTTAATGATTGTGTCGAGATCGTCATCTGTAAGTGTCTTGATTACATCCACTTGTGCAAGTTTAGGAGCAAAGTACGGAGCAGCCGCCTTGGCACAATCTATCCGCATCTCAATGGTAGGTCTTACCTTAACCCCATCGTGGTAGAACGTCTCACCACGGGCTATCTTGAGTAAGAACTCATGGGGTAGGTCTCCTGATAAAGCAGCCCTACGTCTAATGTCGGCTACAGTGGCTTGGTGGTTATTTCCCTGTTTAGGGCGCTCCACCTCTATCACGTACTCACGGATACCTTTAGTTTTACTACCCTTAGGACGCCCACCCGGATGCTTTTTTTCTACTACTGGCCATACCATTTAATATATGCTCCATTTACAATAGACAAAATAAAAGACCCAGTACCAAGGGTCAGTGGTTGTCGTCACTTAGAGGGAGATGCGCGGTACTGGGTTAAAATAGTTGTTGGTGAGTACTTAGTAAACTAATCCACAGTAAGTTTAGTCTCAAGCTGTTTACTGTGGCGTACCCTGCGGAGAGCGTTGTGTCATAAGTATTGCAGTCATGCAATCCGCCTCCTTTACTCGCGCAGCCAATAATCAATCTACTGGTAAGCCTTTCAATCGAGCGACTATGTATCGTCATCTCCGGTAGTAAACACCAACATTAAGTAGCTCCAGTGGTTTCTGGTCTGCCATAATTAGTTGCTTAATCTTGATGCTCTATTGGTGGGACTTACACCCACGGTTCTTATCCTGTAGATTACCTAGTTATAAGATCGTACTGCTTTAACAGGGCTTCCTCTTACGGACGATTAAGAAGCCCCCCCGGCACCCTGTTCTTAGTTATACCCTTAAATATGCAGAGTTGGTAACGGGCTGCAACCTCCACGTGTAAGCTCTATGACCTACCAGCAATGTACCAACAATAAAGCCCTCAGTAATCGTACCTAAGGGCTTTGGTGTGAGTAATCCACTGTATCTATAAGTAGCGCAATTTATGGGGTAATAATCTGGAAATCAAGCTAAATTTACTATGCTACTAACAATACTTATAAAATACCTTTAATAAACAAGATACTTAATAAGTTAAAAAACTACGTAGGTTTATCGGTATTAAGTGAGAGTTTTAATAGTTATTCAGCTATTGCGGGTTATTCCAACTCATAATGTAGTGCCTAATATCATCCACTATCTCTGACGATGTCTTAAGTTTGATTATGGGTTCAATTACGAATGATGGCTTACCGTGGCATCTTGGTCTAGGAATGAGTTTAACAAAAGCTGACTCAGTAAATGTACCAAATTCAGTTAAGTAATGTAGTGGAGTCTCTCTGGGTAGAGTTGTGCTAGTCTTACTGCGTTTCATTTGTTTAGCGCGTTTCATATGGGACTTTCTGCGATGATGTCATCACGTTGTTGGTTCATGGTTTGTCCTTTTGTGTCAAGATTACCTTACCTATTCGTACATCACACTCTCCAGAACACCTAGCAGGATCGCCACCGCATTCATCACACCAATCTTCTATACCGTCAGGTAACATTCCTGACAAGGCGCTTTTTAGGGCGGCTATTCTGCCGATGTAAAATAGTATTTCTTTTCGCGGCACCAACACCATATCGTCAGGGACAGCAGCAAGACGGGCTTCGAGTTCGGCGATGCGCTCTTGCTGAGACTCTGCTAAACAAAAATCACCACAGGAATACTTGCAGGCTTCGCGTAATATGGTACGTTGTTGGTTCATGGTTTTTCCTAGTATTTAACAATTCTCTGTTTAGCCACCTTCTCCGCAGCTTTCTGAATAGCATCCATCGGGTTATCAGCAAACCCTTCTTCACAATTATTTCCGTTCTTATCAACGTACTCGATACAACCTGCTTGCCTATTGATGTAGGTAAGATAATCATTGACGAAATTTTCGCACTTTGTATAGCTTCTCTGTAATGGAATGTCTAATTTCATGGTTTCTCCTTTCGTATCATTCAAGCGGGACAGGCCAGAGGCGGCCGCTCAACTCTACGTTAGCCGCCTTAATCACGACCGCGCCAGCTAGCAGGACAGTAAACCGCGTTATGTTGTGCCTGTGCCAGTTAATCAGCGTCCTTGTGCTGGTGTTGCTGATCTGGGCAAGCTCGGCAAGACTTTTTAGCCCCGCCGCTTTTGCTTGTTCGGAGGGTGTCATTGTGCCGCCCATTCGCTGCTGTAACGCATGTCGTAATTCTCTCCGTAGTTCCACTATATTCAATAAGTCGACTTCATCAGGCTCTAGCATTCTAATCTCCTTTACTTGTAGTTTTAGCACCTTGAATTCTCCCATACTCGAAGTATCGGGTAACCTCTCCTGCTACAAGATGCCCCGTTGATCTGGCGTGGCTAGCGGCTTGCCTTCTCGCTGTCTTGTAGTCTTGAAATTCTTTTCCGCAAACCATGCAAGCCGCAATCACGCCCAAAATACGCTGACTTTTAACTTTCATTTCCCGGTCTCCTTATACGGGCAGTGATCTTTCAGCTCTTTACGTCTGTTTATAAACCCTCCCAAAGGGCTATGATAGCCGATCCAATACATGCTCGCGGGGAGCGCTGGTATCTTGTATTCGTATACGCATTGACCGTTCCCGGAAGGATGTAATCTACCCGCATCTGTTTTATTCCATTTCGCAAATTTGCAGCCAGTACAATTTGTCATTTTCATCTCCAGTTAAAATCGCGCCTAACCCTGCATTCAAGCGGGACAGGCCAGAAGCTGCCTGCCCCTTAATTTCTACGTTATGCACTACATAAGTTCAAAGTCACGTAACCTTTCTACTTCGGCTTCGAGTTCGGCTACTTTCTGCTGTAGCGACTCTGCCAAACAGAAGTCTCCGCAAGAGTATTTGCAGGCTTCGCGTACTATGGTACGTTGTTCTGTGTCAGAGAGCGCAGCCTTACTATACTTCTCGCGCAACTGTTCATCTAAATGTAGTTTGGTCATTTCCCGTTCTCCTCTTGGGTTGCTGCCTTTTCTTCCCTGCTGCGCCAATCCCCTTACCACTAAGATCAATCGGCATAAGCGGATAGTTTTTCTTCTGCCATTTCAAGAAGGTTGTTTCGTATGCTGAACGCGTAATATCCTGCCGCTTCCCGCAGTGCGTCTATCTGCCCTTGGCGGTAGCCAGCCATATAACCAAGCTCAGCACTTAGCTTGTCATCACAGTTATTAAAGTTCTTGTACCACTTCTCAAATGCTTCGCGTT